GTTCACCTTCGCCAAGTGTAGCCTCTACTCCGGGGTAGAAAAGAGACTGAGCTTCATCACAGAAGGTGTTGAAATCCTTCATCTCATTAACGGCTTCGTCGTCATACCCGAAGATACACTGCTTGACAAAACCGACAACAAGGTCCGTTGCCTTCTTTGAAATACTATCCAGCTTCTCTACAGAAGAGATAAGGTGTCCGACTCGCGAGAATCGCATAATAAACTGGTCAATCGACTTGTCAGCCGGTAGCTTCGAAAACATCATGGCGAACACACAGGAGATGACGGCGGAGATGGCTACACCAAGACCGCTCATACTCACTGATTGCGCATTATCCATGCGCTTTACCCACTTATGGATGTTGTAGGCAATGTCCTTCACAGGAAGATTCTTAAGCAGGTGTAGTACGCTCGTCGTCACGTTGGATTTCGAAATTCCTCCGCTCGCGAGATGCGCGAAGAAGAAACTGAATTCTGCAATAGCGTTCTTCCAATCAACCTCGTCCTTGGCTGCGGTCAACTTCGACAGCAGATCCTCGAAGAACGGAAACTTGTGCGCATGGTCCACTGAAAACAGTGATTGTGCAACACCTGTTAGCTTCATCGAGATCAGCTTGCCTCGTTTGGCACGTTTTTCCTCAAGGCTGCGTTGTCCATTTCGCGCCCGCTTCCATTCAGGACGCGCTTCACGCACCAGGGCGGCCTGGTGCATCTTCATAGCACGTTCATATTCCTTGCGTCGCTCCGTCTTGATGTCCTCAGTTTCTTCACAATCATAGAAGAAATCCAAGTCGCCACTTTCCGCCGGTCCCGAGAACTCGTGATCGTAGTAGTCGTCCGAATGGAGAGAACTCCAATCGTCCGAATCCTCATACCTGTCGTAGTCGCGGTTCGGGTCGTAGTAGCACTCGCATGATAGCGAGTCAAGATCCACGGGCTGTTGGTCGCAGTACAAATCTCGGAACTGCTGTCTGAAGGGACCGCCATTGCCAAGACCTGCACGCCTGTCACGTGCACGGAACTCCGTTAGTTGGTGACGGAGTTGGCCTTGTCCAACAAAGAACAACTTCTTTCCGTACCAAACGGGCAAACCCATGTTATCACGGATTGCGGCGTCTAGCATGTACTCAGTAGTCACCATGCGCAGTTGTTCAACGTATTCGGGCAACTTCGCGACCGTATACTCGTCTGTTTTGAGAAGTTCTGAGTATTCGTCGGGCAGGCAGGGGACGGACATAGAGGGCCATGTCCTAGTTGCCTTCGACTTCACCCAGAACCACGGTAGACGACGAGTCCCAGTGATACGACGCAGCCCTTCAGCAGCCTCAGCAGCGGATGGTTGTCGGGGTCCAATTGGCTCTTCATCAGGTATCGAAAAACCCTTCTGATTCTTCAATACTGCGAATCGAGAGCCTTCAATTCGCCGAGCATTATAGCTCTTGTTGGGAACATTAGTCTTCCCCAACATGTGCGAAATCGCACCACAGTTTTCCGCAATTGCGGCAAACTCCATCTCCTCGCACACAATAGTGTGCCTACGACGCCCGAAACGACGCCCGGTAAGCGAGAGCTAGCTCACATGCGACCTACCGGGACGCCCAGATCCACCTTTGCCTCGCACCATGGATTCTCACCATGTATGGTCCTTAGTTCAGGTTTCAAGGGGGCAACCCTGGCAGTCGTATCTGAGAAAAAGTCTCACAGGGAGGATTCGGCTCGAATCCTCCCCAAGAGAGACCTTCCCAAACACAACCACCAGGCCGATTGGCTTGCACAAGTAAGAAGATATCTGCGTATCTAGTGCACTCAACGCAGACCTTAGGGCCTCTATATACGTAGGGCAAATCATTCGCACACACATTCATACATCTCAGCTTCCGCTCTTGCCATTGTAGACCTAAGG